GTATTTCTCTGCGAAATTACAGAAATGGTACAATTAGGAATGAAATACGCAAAACGGACATTGGAGAAAAATGACAGCAGGAAGGCCACCAAAGCCTAATGAATTAAAAAGATTATTGGGAAATCCAGGGCAAAGACCTTTACCTGATTTAAATAATATTGCTCACTTACCCATGGCCAGAGAAATTCCAGGGTATCCAGAATCTCTTGGCGAACAAGGTAAAAAACTTTGGGACAGGGCATGGGCTATGGCTGTTACATGGTTATCGCCAGTTAGTGATATTGATGCAATTAGCAATGCTGCTTTCTTGGCTGATGCATCAGAAGCGGCAAGAAACAAATATATGGCTACCCTTGAATCTGCTGATGCTAAAGCGTTTGTGGCAATTAACAAAGCATACACAGATGCACTAACAGATTTAGGCTTTAATCCTATTGCCAGATCTCGCTTGGGAGTAGCAGAAGTCAAGGCTGCAACATCTATTGACAAACTTTTGGAAAGAAGGGCTAATCGTGCCAAGGCTATGGAGCCAGAAACGATAATCGTAGAAAATGGGGATATCCAAATAAATGAAGCAAATAGCAATCAATGACATTGGCACAGCAGAAGACTTTTTGGCTGCCATTGACGCATCAATGAAATACTTTGGACATGGACAACCAGTATCTGGCACTATTGTCCAGATTGATCGTGATGGCGTATTAGTAGACATAGGTGATAAATCAGAAGCCTTTGTTCCTAAGCACGAATTGACCAACAAGAAGAATATTGATATTCACGAAGTAGTCCAAATTGGGCAGGTAGTTGAAGCGGTAGTCATAAATAAAACCGAAGAAGGACAATATGTCCTATCACTAAAGCAAGGTGAAATTGAAGCCATTTGGAACGATTTACAAAACAGGTTTGAACTATCTATCCCAATTACTGGAAAAGTAGTTAAAGTTGTAAAAGGTGGATTAATTGTAGACATAGGTGTTAAGGCCTTTCTGCCAGGATCATTGGTGGACATAAATAGAATTACAGACTTTACACCATATGTTGGCCATGAGGCTGAATTCCTAATCAACTCAATTGATAGGGCTAAAGGAAGTATAGTTCTTAATCGCCGCTCACTAATTGAGCAGATGATCAAGGAAGATAAACAAATAGAATTTGCTAAATTAGCAATAGGTCAAGTTCATAAAGGTAAAGTTTCAGGAATTACTGAATATGGAGTTTTCATTGAAATAGGAATGCTTGCTGGCCTTGTCCATAAATCAAAAATGGGCGAAACTCTACCTGAATCATTTACCATGGGTCAGGAAGTAGAAGTTGAAATCATAGACATTGACTTTGAAAAGAGCAGGTTGTCGTTAGCACTTAGAGGTTAACATGACTTGGCCACCAACATATTTATCACCTATTACAGAAACTGAATTAGCCAACTCTCGTGGTTATGAAGTTATAGATTTTATTGAGACTCTTTGTCATTTAACAGAAGACTCTATTGCTGGTAAGACTGGCGATAAGTTTATTCTGCGTGACTGGCAAAAAGATTTACTCGTACATCTATATGCTGAAAGAGAAGATGGGCTTCTAAAACATCGCAGAGCCTTAATTGGTGTTCCAAGAAAAAACGGTAAGTCAGCACTTATCGCTTCCCTTGTTTTAGAACAAATTGTTTTAGGTGTTAATGGTGGTCAGATTTATTCGGCGGCTGCCGATAAGGAACAAGCAAGAATTATTTTCAAAACGGTAAAGAAGATGATTGAACTTGAACCTGAGTTAAAAGACATACTTGAAGTTTATCAAAATACTATTTATAACCCTTTAACTGGTTCTGTTTACAGGGCTTTGTCATCAGAATCATTTACAAAAGAAGGTTTAAACTCTACTTTTATTGTTATAGATGAATTACATGCACAGCAAAATAGAGAACTCTATGATGTTTTATCACTATCTATGGGTGCTCGTTTAGAGCCAATGTTGGTAGCAATTACTACAGCAGGCACTAAATATGACTCTGCAGGTAAGGATTCTCTCTGTTATCAAATGTACAATAGAGGAATTCAAATAGCAAAAGGCGAAGTTGAAGATCCTTCTTTCTTCTTTGCGTGGTATCAGGGTAGCGAAAAACTCAATTACAAAGATAAAGAGAACTGGTATTTAGCAAATCCTTCCATGGGCGATATTGTTTCTGAGGAAGATATGCAGTCTGCAGTATTGCTAACACCAGAAGCAGAGTTTAAAACAAAGAGATTAAACATATGGACCTCTACAGGTCAATCTTGGATTCCGTCAGACGCATGGGATGCACTGCTACTAAGGAACAGAGGGGTTATTCCTGGAGAAGATGTTATCCTTGCGTTTGATGGTGCTTTTTCAAATGACTCTACAGCAATTGTAGCCTGGTACTTAGGTGGAGAAAAGCCACACTTAAAAGTAGTAGGCTTGTGGGAATTACCAGAAAGAGATCCAGATCCACTCTGGTCTGTCCCAATTGCAGAAGTAGAGAAGACTCTTGTAGATACTTATAGAGATCCAAAGATAAGTGTTAGAGAAGTCGTCTTTGATCCTGCAAGATGGTCCAGAACATTCATGTTGTTAGATGAAGAAGGAATGCCAGTCATATCTTATCCTAACAGTGCTGAAAGAATGGTTCCTGCGACTCAAAAATTTTACGAGGCAGTGATGAATCAATCATTTACTCATGATGGCGATGAAAGACTTGCCAGACATGTATCTAATACTGTGACAAAAACTTCGTCTCGTGGTATTATGGTAGCAAAGGCTACTAATAAAAGAAAGATTGACGCTGCTGTAGCAGCAATATTTGGCTATGATAGGGCAACTGTTCCTAAACCAAAGCCAGTAATGCCAAGAATACACTTCGTATAAGGAGAATAATGAAGAAACTCAGAATAGACTGGTCACTATTGACAGAAATAGCGGGTGTAGGTCTTGCAACTTATGGGCTTTATTTAATTTCAATGCCTATTGCTTTTATAGCATTAGGTACTTTTTTAGTATATATAAACGAGAAGGAGTAACATGGGAATCGCAGGAATTTATAATGCAACCATGGATCAGGGAGCACAATGGACTCTGACTGTTATTTATGATGACAGCAATGGTAATCCAATTGACCTAACTGGATACACTGCTCGTATGCAAGTTCGTAGTAAGTATGATTCTCCAACTGCCGTTTTGACTTTAGCAACTGGAGGTCAAGGAATTGTTATTACTCCACTAACAGGAACACTTGAACTTACTGCCACAACAAATCAGACTGCTGCTATTGAAGGCGGAATTTATGTTTACGATTTAGAAATTACTAATGCTGGAGTTGTTACAAGATTAATGCAAGGTTCTATGACCGTAAGGCCACAGGTGACACTCAATGCCTAATGTCAATGTCACAGAATTAAACAATGTCGTTACAGTTGATGAAGTAAATAATACTGTCACAGTTACTACTGTTGTTGGTCCGATTGGGCCTACTGGCGCAACTGGTCCTACTGGCGCAACAGGTGCTACTGGCGCAACTGGCGCAACTGGTGCAACAGGTGCTGGAGTGACAGGTGCTACTGGCCCTCAAGGAGTTACAGGAGCAACTGGCCCTACTGGTGCCACTGGACCAACTGGTGCTGGCGTTACTGGTGCAACTGGTCCTACAGGCGTTACAGGTGTAACTGGTCCTGTTGGAGCAACTGGTGTAACTGGTGATACTGGACCTACTGGAGCAACTGGACCTGTTGGTGTAACTGGTGATACTGGACCTACTGGTGCAACAGGTGTTACAGGAGCCACTGGTTCAACTGGACCGCAAGGCGTTACAGGAGATGTTGGTCCCACAGGTGCAACTGGTCCTCAAGGAATAACTGGAGATACTGGTCCTACTGGTGCTACAGGTCCTACTGGATCAACAGGTGCAACTGGACCTACAGGTGCTACAGGTGCTTCTGGTGCTACTGGTGCTGGTGGTGCTTTGGGTTATTGGGGTAGTTTCTGGTCTACACAGGATCAAACGGCGGTAGCAGCAAATACTCCTTACGCAATTACATATAATAATTTTGATCCATCAAGCAATGGAGTTTCTGTAGTATCAAATAGCAGAGTTACTTTCTATAATGCTGGTGTTTATAGCCTCACATTCTCAATTCAATTTACAAATAGCGATACTCAAATTCACGATACAAATGTTTGGTTCAAGAAAAATGGAACAAATATTCCTGACTCTGATAGCAAGTTCTCAGTTATTAATAGACATGGTGGCGTAGATGGAAACATTATTGGAACAGTTAATCTTGTTTTAGATCTTGCTGCAAATGACTATATTGAACTATTCTGGGAAACAACATCTACACAAGTATCATTAGATTACATGGCAGCAGGTGTAAATAATCCTGCAGTTCCTTCTGTAATATTTACTGCAACACAAGTAATGTATACACAGGTAGGTCCTTCTGGTGCTACAGGAGCCACAGGAGCGACTGGTGCAACTGGAGCCACAGGACCTGCGGGTGGTGGAAATATAACTGCTGGACCTATTCTTGCTACATCAGGTACATCTTCTATTAATGCTGCAAATAAAACTGGTACAGGAAGTACATTCGTACTAAATGACGGTACACCATCAATAATAAGCGGAATGATTGTTCAGGGTATCAATATTAATACTGGATCAGCAGGCTTTGGTAACTTAAGATTTGGTCCAAATAACGGCCTTCAAGCAATTACTACTGGTAATCAGAACATATCAATTGGATCTCGTGCTTTAGAAAATATTACAGATGGTGGTAATAATACTGCTATTGGTGCTGACGCTATGAGATTTGGTACATCTGGTAACGACAATGTTGCTATTGGCGCATTTACTTTGATGGATAATACTACTGGTAATGGTAATCTTGCTATTGGTGGTTCTGCACTTCAAAATAATACAACTGGTGGTAGCAATGTTGCTGTTGGTAATGCTTCATTAGATGGCAACACTACTGGTGCTAATAATACAGCAGTTGGATTCCAATCTTTAAAAAATAATACAACTGGTAATAATAGCGTTGCTGTTGGAACCAGGGCACTTGAATTTAACAATGCAGACTTTATTACTGCTGTTGGATATCAAGCACTAAGAAATAACTCAACAGGAACAGGCAATGTTGCTATAGGTGCAGCAGCATCAATTCAAAATGTTACAGGAAGCAGAAATACTGCAGTTGGTTATGAGGCTTTATATGATAACTTCCAGAACGATAATACTGCTGTAGGATATCAAACTCTCTCCTACAACACTACTGGTGAACGAAATGTTGCTATAGGTTCTGAGGCTTTAGAAAACAATGCAACTGGTTCTGACAATATTGCCATTGGGTTTCAGGCACAGCAAAATAATAGCGTTACAAATGTTATAGCAATTGGTAGTGGTGCTTTAAAAAATAACCAAGCCAATCAAAATACTGGTATCGGTGCAAATGCTCTAAATGCTAACACAACAGCAACTAACAATGTTGCTATTGGAACTGCAGCACTAAAAAGCAATACAACAGGAGCAAATAACACAACAGTTAGTGATCTTGTTGCAATTGGAGCAAACGCTCTAAGAAACAATTCAACTGGAACACAAAATCTGGCAGTTGGTGGAAATGCTTTATTAAATACTACAACAGGTAGTCGCAATACTGCGATTGGTTCAAATGCACTTTTACAAAATACCACTGGAAATAGTAATACTGCAATTGGTGCTTCTGCTTTACAAAACAATACTGGAAGCGATAATATCGCAATTGGACAGGCTGTACTATTTAACAATACAACTGGTGTTAACAATGTTGCTATTGGATCTGGTTCAATGGATGGAGTTACAACATCAGGTAACAATGTCGCAATCGGAGTAGCAACATTACAAAATAATACTCAAGATGGTAACATTGCTATTGGTGCATTTGCTGCACGACTTACTACTGCACCAAATATAGTTGCAATTGGGCGAAATGCTTTAGTTAATACCACTACTGGTGGTAGCAATATTGCTATTGGTGCTTTTTCATTGTTCAATAACACAACATCAGGTAACAATATTGCTATTGGTAATTTTGCTCTTGCAGGCAGTAATACAGGTGGTAATAACCTTGCTATTGGTAACAATGCATTAAATGCTAATACAAGTGGTACCCAAAACTTTGCATTTGGAAACGGTACATTAGAATTAAATACTACTGGTAATTCCAATCTTGGTAATGGTCCAGGAGCATTGAATAAAAATACAACTGGTGGTCAAAATATTGCAATTGGAAATAACGCAATGTTTAATAATACAACTGGTTCTAATCAAATTGCTATTGGCGTTGGCGCATTACAGACTACAACAACCTTACAGGCCAATGTAGCAATTGGAAATAATGCAGGTTCTGCAGCAACTTCTGCTGGCATAACTTCTGTTGGATTCCAAGCATCACAATTTACTGTTTCAGGTTCTGGTCAAGCACTTGGTACTAATGCATTAAGAGGATCAATTACTGGTCTTGCAAATGTTGGTCTTGGTGCTGCTGCAGGTTCAGCAATAGGCTCAGGAACAGACAACCTTTATGTTGGTCAGGGTGCTGGACAATTCCCAGGAACAGGTCTTTTAACACTTGGAGCAATTACTGGTGGATCTGGATATACTGATGGAGTTTATCCTGGTGTACAAGTAGTTGTTACAGGTCTTACAGGTGTTAATGGAAGAGTAAACACTACTACAACTCTTGATATAACAGTATCAGGTGGAACAGTGACTGCTGCTACTATTAATAGTGCTGGTACTGGTTGGGTTGTTGGAGATGCTTTAGCAATAAATACTTTTACTGCTCCTGCTGGTCTTTTGACAGGAACAGGATTTAGCGTACCAGTTGCTACAGTAACAACAAGCCAAGGAAACACAGGTATTGGTAGAGGTGCTCTACAGTCTAATGGCAGAGGTACTGGAAATACTGCACTTGGATTTAGAGCAGGATTTAACTCTGGTAATGGAGGCCGTAATACATATCTTGGATATTCGGCTGGAGAAAATAGTACTGGCGATAACAATGTTCTTATTGGTTATCAGGCTGGACAAAATGCAACAGGTAACAATAACTTAATTATATCCAATACAAATACTGCTACTCCACTAATTAAGGGTACATTTGACGGTACTGGTGGATCTGCTGGAAATCTAACAATTAATGGTGACTTAATCATTAAGTCCAAGACTCCTGCTTCCGCTTCAGCAACAGGAACTACTGGAGAAATAGCGTGGGATTCAGATTGGATCTATATATGCACAGCAACTAATACTTGGAAACGAGTAGGAATAGCCACATGGTAAGGAGAATAGGTTAATATGAGTCTATCTAAAAGATTAAAGGCTTCTGGTGAACAACGACAAGGCAACAATCAATACATTGAACCTTTGATTCCACCAAGACCACTTTATGGTGTTGCTAATGCTGGTGTTTATGTAGATGCAGACTCTGCTCTACGCATTTCTACTGTTTATTCATGTGTAAGATTACTTGGCGATACCGTCTCATCTTTGCCAATGGGTGCTTATGTACGCAGAGGCCGTAATCGTATTTCTTATTCTGCGGTATATGGAAGTCAACCAGAATGGATCAATAAGCCTAATCCAGAGGCAACAAGATTAGAATTTATTGAACAAATAATCACATCCCTACACCTACATGGAAATGCATATGTCCTAACAGTTAGAGATGACATGGGTGAGGTAGTAGAACTATATTGCCTTAATCCTAATGATGTTAAAATTGAAAGACCATTTCCAGGAGAACCTCTTGTATATAAACTAAGAGATGAATTAAATAACTTTACTCGTGTTTTGACAAATAAGGAAATTGTTCATATTCCAATGATGAAGGTTCCTGGAAGCCATTATGGATTATCTCCAATTGGTGCTTGCCGTATGTCAGTTGGTATTTCTATGGCTTCTGATACATATGCTTCTTCATATTTTGGTAATGCTGCAAATCCTGCAGGTGTTATTGAAGTAGCAGGAGAATTGACAGATGAGCAGGCTGCAGATATCAAGCGTCAATGGAATCAAAATCATGGTGGCCCATATATGTCTGGATCAACTGCAGTTCTTTCAGGTGGAGCAGCATTTAAGCCTCTATCACTAAACGCTGCAGACGCACAATTAATTGAAAGCAGAAAATTCAATGTGGAAGATATCGCAAGAATTTTTAGAGTCCCTCTAAGTCTCTTGGGTCATCCAGCACAAGGTGCAATGTCTTATGCATCTGTTGAAGCCCAGAACCTTTCATTTGTACAGCACTCTCTACGCCCACTATTAGAGCGTTTGGAACAAGCACTATCTCCATTGCTTCCTGAAGCAGATGGATTTATTAAGTTTAATTTAGATGCACTTCTTCGTGGTACTACAATTGAAAGATTTGACGCTTACACAAAGGGTCTAAGAGAAGGCTTCCTATCTCTAAACGATGTTCGTTCATTTGAAGATCTATCTCCACTTGGAGAACCAGGAGATCAATACAGACTTCCTCTGCAGAATATTGATGCAGCCCAAGCACCACTTGTTGGTGATAAGATGAAGGCTGAGATTGCTTCTATTCTTGTTCAGGCTGGATATAACCCAGACGATGTTGCCAAGACTTTGGGCATGGAAGAAATTGGACATACTGGACTACCTTCTGCTCAGTTGCAGCAGGTTGCTCTTATTGATCCAACAGATCCTGAGTCAGTCTACGGAGTTAAAGAATAATGCCATACGGAATATCCTCTAATCAAAGCGATTGTGAAAATTGGGCAGTAGTTAAAGAAGAGTCTGATGGCTCCTATACTACTCTTAAGTGTCACGATAACAAGCAAGATGCTATTGATCAGATGGTAGCAATATCTATTTCTGAAGATATGGAACCACTTGGAGAAGTTAGACAAGTAGGAAATGTTCCTTCTTTTATTAGAAAGAATGCTCAAAGAGGATTAGATTACTTGGCAGAAGGCTTTGGTGGCGATGGTTTAACTGATGCTACTAAAAGAGAAGCAAGAGAAATGGCAGCAGGTCGTATTTCTGAAAACAAAGTAAGAAAGATGGCACCATGGTTCGCCAGACATAAAGCAGATGGACAAGCACCTAAGAATAGTAATCCTTCAGACCCACAATATCCAGGTCCAGGATTAGTTGCTTGGTTACTTTGGGGAGGCAATGCAAACTTTGATGATGCTGCTCAAAACTGGGCACAACGCCAAATAGATTCCTTAAATAATGAAGAAAGTAAGACAAGGAGCAAAATGAAAAAGACGGAACGCCGTACCTTTACCGTCAAGGGC